TGGCGTTAGTAAATTTAGGTTTGTATCACCTGGGGTACAAGTAGCGGAAATTGACAATTCGCAAATTCCCAAAGAAGCAGAGCCCGTAGGGCCGGTTATTATTGGTCGGGCTATGCGAGGTCCGGGTCTTCGTCCCATCAGGGTGGATTCATATTCCGACTTTGTGGAAATTTTCGGTAATGCTTCACCCGGTGTTACACCAGAAGATATTTGGCGTAATGGTGGTGAAGGACTTGCTCCCACTTATGGTGTGTATGCGGCGCAAGCATGGTTCAAAAATAGCACTCCAGTTACTTTTGTAAGACTTCTTGGCAAAGCTCACACGGACGCAACCACAGCAGGAAAAGCGGGTTGGCAAGTGGGTACTTCGTATAGTGATTATAGCACTGGTGGTGCTTTTGGCTTGTTTTTGATTGACTCTGGAACAGCAGGTAGTGGGTCTTCTCTGGCAGCTGTATCAACCACTGGAACCTTGGCAGCCGTCTTCTACTCCAACAATGGCGCAGTTTCGCTAACTGGTTCACTTTGGGGATCACCATGGATTGGAAGTGAGACATCCGGTGGTTTGGGTGTTGGTGTTCTAAGTAATGGAACAAACAAACAATTTACAGGTATGATTTTTTCAGGTTCAAGCCCATCCTTGAGCGGCGAAAAGGTTACATTTGACTTTAATAAAGATTCTAAACGATATATTCGTAAGGTTTTTAACACAAACCCCACGCTTGTTACACAAACGGGTGGTGGCACAAATCATCAATACGATACATCTGCTAAGAATTATTTTCTTGGAGAAACTTTTGACCGCTCTGTTGCACAATATATTAAAAATACTGGTGACAGTGGTTCACGTATTGCAGGTGTTTGTTTACCCCTTCTTAACGGGACCACGGATTGGAATATTAACCGCGCCTCTCTGGCGAGAGCATCAACTGGTTGGGTTATCGGGCAAGATCTTGGAGCCTCTAGCCAGTTTTATGCACCAAGCGCCCAAACACTGTTTAGGTTTAGATCTTTAGAGGGCGGCGAATGGGAACAACAAAATCTTAAAATTTCTATTAGAGATATTAAAGCACCCACCAATCAATTTAGCCCATGGGGTTCATTCACCGTAGAAATACGGATGGCGAGAGATAGTGATGAGGATCCAATTCCAGTAGAAACTTTTACAAATTGTACTCTCAACAAAGAATCACCAGATTATATCGCTGCAAAGATTGGTGATGCGTATGTAGACTGGTCTGACACAGATCGTCGTTATCGTGAATATGGAGATTATCCTAATCGTTCAGCATATGTGTACGTGGTGATGAACGATAATATTCCAAATCCCAGCCAATTTGTTCCTTTTGGTTATCGCGGACCTATGCAATTTTTGGGCTTCCAACTTACCGGAGGTCTTGCGGCAGGATTCCTTCCAGACAACGGAACAGCTGGGGCAGCTAACACTTCTGCAATGGTTACGAAATCTAGTCAGATGTCTACTATGTTCACTGGCTCACTTGTTGCCTCGTTTGAATTTCCTCGCACATATCTTCGACCCGATACAAACGTGGGAAATTTATCGAGCCCCAAAGAAGCTTATTTCGGACTGGACACAACTTATTCAGGAAGTTCGACTGTATTTGATCCGTCATATCAAGACTATGTATTAGGATTACCAGATAACTTTAGAGACGGAGATCAGGGTGATGATACTCCCACTTCCAACACTACTGATTATTCTTATATCTTTACACTTGATAACGTATCCAGATACTCTGGAAGTGTTTCAACTACTGTGCCCAAAACATCATCAGTTCCTGATGCTACAATAGCAAATCAAACTGGCGTAGGGGCAGCAGGGTATTACCTTTCAGGCTCTCGGAAGGGTGGTTGGTCATTAAGTTCAACTGGCTCCAATACATATAAAAGCACAATTGATGCCGGTTTTGACCAATTTACGATGCCATTATTTGGTGGTTTCAATGGCGTGAATATTTTAGAAAGAGATCCATTCAATAACAGCACTTATGGAACGAGTGGTAAAACTGAATATACAGGTTATGCCTACAATTCAATTAAATTGGCAGTAGATGCCTGCGCAGATCCTGAAGTTGTTGAGTGCAATATGATGACTGCGCCAGGAGTTACAACTGAAGGACTGACAAATCACATAATGGATGTGTGCGAACGTCGAGCAGATTCCTTAGCGGTGATTGATATTGCCGGAAACTTTACACCAAGAGATGATCGCAGCAGCTATGTATCGAGTGATTCAGATTCAACTGTTCGGGGAAGTGTTTCAACGGCAGTGAGCACACTCAATAATAGGGCAATTAACAATAGTTATGCCACCGCCTATTATCCATGGGTTAAGGTCAAAGATCAGGGAACAGGCATGAATGTGTGGGTTCCCCCATCAGTGGTGGCAGTTGGAACATACGCCAATACTGATAGTAACTTTGAATTATGGTTTGCGCCAGCAGGATTTACTCGCGGTGGCCTTTCAGAAGGCGCAGCAGGAATTCCGGTTCTTGGTCTCAAGCAACGATTAACTTCGAAAGATCGAGATCAGCTATATGAGGCAAACATTAATCCAATTGCGCAGTTCCCGGCAGAAGGAATTGTGATGTTCGGACAAAAGACTTTGCAATCCACGAGGTCGGCACTTGATCGAGTTAATGTAAGGCGATTAATGATTCATGTGAAAAGAGAAATTTCACGAATTGCATCGCGCTTATTGTTTGACCAAAATGTGAGCACTACGTGGGCTCGATTTAAGGGGCAAGTTGTTCCTTTCTTGGATAGTGTGCGATTGCGGCACGGTCTGGATGATTACCGAGTAATATTGGACGCAACCACTACAACTCCTGACTTAATTGACAGGAATATTATGTATGCAAAGATTTTCCTTAAACCTGCGAGAGCAATTGAGTTTATTGCCATCGACTTTGTAATTACAAATAGTGGCGCAGCTTTTGAGGATTAATGAATAGACATACTATTTACTGTAGGAGAGTAACAAATGGGATTTTGGCAGAATAACAATGTAGAACCAAAACGCGGGTTTAGATTTGTATTGAGAATTGTAGGTGATACTTTTGGAATCAAAGAGTATCTGGTTAAGAGTGTAAAAACACCAGGCTTTACCATCGGAGATCAAACAATCCAATATTTAAATCACACATTTCATTACCCCGGTCGTGTGACATGGGATGAGTGTTCTTTTGTAATTGTAGATACAGTTAATGATGATTCCAATGGCACTGCCGAACTCCTACAATTACTTCAAGCATCTGGTTTTGAAATGCCAGAGCCTATTGGTACAGAAGGGAAAGGACTCAAATCTGTCTCAAAAGCCAAGGCGGCTGGCGCACTTGGACAAGTTTCCATTGAAACTCTCAATGCTGAAGGCATTGTAGTAGAAACATGGGTCTTAAATAATGCTTGGATTAAAACAGCGGCTTTTGGAGATTATGATTATGGTAGCGAAGAGGTGTTAAATGTTAGTGTTAGCCTAGCTTATGATAATGCATATCTCACAAGACCCGGAAAAGCAAATGTTCCGTTCTATCCTGGCGGCTCCTGATTAATGAAAGAAAGAAGAGGTATTTATGCCCAGAAATGATGAATCTCGGCTAAAAGTTCAAGACAAAGGCGGCAACCCGCCACCATCTGATAAAAATTCACTTTTAAATTTTGTAATTCCAACTGAATTTGTGGAATTGCCAACAGCTGGAAAATTTTATCCACCAGAACATCCTTTGCATCAAGTCGAGACTGTAGAAATGCGGTATATGACTGCGAAAGAAACAGACATTTTAACTTCCAAAAGTCTTTTGAAAAAAGGAATTGCGGTGGACCGAATGTTAGAAAATCTATTTGTGGATAAGGAAATTAAAGCTCGCGAATTATTTATTGGCGATAAAAATGCTTTAATTCTTGCCGCGCGAGTTAATGGATTTGGTTCCGATTATGAAGCACAAATTACTTGCATGAATTGCGGGACAACAGCTAATCATGAATTTGAGCTTAGTGAGGTTGTTGCCAGAAAGGCATCCGAAGATATTAAATTCTCAAATAATGGGACATTTTTTATTAAATTGCCACAAACAGCAATTGAAGCCGAATGTCGCCTCTTAACAGGTGAAGACGAAAAACAATTGGTGGCAAAAGCCGACAAAAAAAAGAAATTAAAATTACCCGATACTTCCTTAACTGATCAATATAAGAAAATTATTGTTTCGCTTAATGAAGTATCTGATAGGGGGCAGGTTGAAGAGTTTGTTGATCTTATGCCCGCGAAAGATGCAATGCACTTAAGAAAAGAATACGAATCCGCAAGGCCAGATATGGATATGTCTTATTCTTATGAGTGTGAAACATGTGAAGCGGAAAATAAAGTTGATATTCCTTTTTCCGCTAACTTTTTTTGGCCTGACTGATGATTATGTGGAATACATCTATGAACAATTCTTTTACCTAAAGCATTATGGCGGTTGGAGTTTCATCGAAGCTTATAATTTGCCCATTAAACTAAGAGAATGGTGGGTCGAACGTATTGGTCAAGAATTTAAAAAAGAAAAAGAAGAACATGAGCGCGCCATGAAGCGTTCTAGAAAATAGAAGTCTTCTCATTGTTTATAAATCAAACCCTGCCATGTGCGGGGTTTTTTATTTTTAAATCCAACTATTTAATTTAGAGGTCAAAAGTATAAGTTATGGCGACAAGAGGACCAGGCCAAGGCGGCAAAGGAAGTAAAACTGTAGGCTCAATATTGGGCGCAGCCCAATTGCCCATGCAGAAGTTTACTGATGCATTAACCGGGATGAGAGAGGCCACAGAAACTCTTATCGCTCCCTTTGAAGCAATGGCCACTGCCGGTGAAGGATTTATTAAATCTATTGGGGGCGGCGATGGTTTTAAGGGCTTTATGGAATCAGCCATGGCCATCGATACAATGGCTGCTTCGCTTCAGCAAGCCACTGGTCGAGGAACAGAATATACCACAATGGCTGTGGGCCTCCAAGCGCAAATGACAGCTTTGGGAGTTTCCAATGAAGAAGCCTCCAAAACTTTTGAAACCTTGCATAATGGATTTAGTGAATTTACTCTTTTAGCTCCCAAAGCACAAAAAGCTATTGCTGAACAAGCCGCAGGTTTTGCAAAACTAGGTGTCTCGATTGAACAAACGACCGCCAATTATAATATTTTTATGAAAGGCATGGGCATGAATCGAAAAGAGGCTGAAAAGGCAAATAAAGAAATGGCTAAACTGGCTCTTTCAATTGGCGTGGCACCAAAACAAATGGCAAAAGATTTTGCAGCCGCTGCTCCCACATTAGCGCGATATGGAAAATCAGGCGTAAAAGTTTTTAACGAGTTGGCAGTTCAATCTAAAGCAACTGGTATGTCTATGAGCAGCTTGCTTAATGTTGCCAAAGGTTTTGATACATTTGAGGAAGCAGCCGAAAAAGCAGGTAAACTTAATGCAATGCTTGGAGGAAATCTTCTGAATAGCATTGATATGCTTACAGCCACTGAAAGCGAAAGAATTGATATGATTCGCCAATCAATGGCGGCGACTGGACAAAGTTGGGATATGCTTGATAGATTTCAAAAGAAAGGACTCGCGGGTGCTGTAGGTATTTCTGACATGACCGAAGCCATGCGACTTTTTGGAACGGAACAGGCAAGTTTAGATGACCTTAAAGAAAAGGCAGACCCAGCAGTTGTTGCTCAGCAAAACTTAACCAAAGCAATGGAAAAGGGTGTTTCAATTGCTTCAAAATTTTCTGCTGCTTTTGAGAGAATTGGAAATATAATAGGAAGAACTTTACAACCAATTTTAAAAGAGCTGGCAAACTTTATGACAGGCAAGAAAGGATTGGGCGCTGCCACTGGCATTTTTAAAAGCTTTGCGGGTGGAATAAGATCGGTTTTCAAGTGGTTTAAGCAATTATCACCCGAAACCAAGGACATTATTAAAAGTATTGCCACCATGGCTATAAAAGGAATTGCGTTGGGGTTTGCGATGAGCCAAGTTAAAGCAGTCGCCGGTCCTCTTATGGACTTGCTTACAAATCCATGGGCTATAATAATCACGGGAGTTATGATACTTTATAAAAATTGGGGTAAGCTAGATAAATTGTGGGCTAAAATTGTTATAAAACTTAAGTCTATGGATAAAGCAATTTTGAAATTTTTTGATAGAAATAAAGACAATAAGTTTATTAGTATGCTTGGTACAGCCTATAAATGGTTGAAGGTAAAGGTTCCCGAAGCTTTGAAAGGGATTAGTGAATGGTTTGAAAAGAATAAAAAACCAATAGGTGACTTTTGGGATAAGTGGATTTCAGGTCCATTGAAAAAGATATGGGAAGATTTTTCGGAAAGTAAAGGCATTTTTCGGGGTGGCGTGGGCGCAACTATTGGAAGGTGGTGGACCGCCATTAAAACTAAATTTGATAATATTAGAGATTTTCTTGCAGATCTGGCGATAGTGCTGGTCGATTTTCATGGTGGTGCTATTATGCAAGGACTGGGCAAAGGTATTACAGATCCAGAAAGAGAAGCTAAAATGTTTATGCTGGAGCGAGAGAAGAAGGTTCACCAGAGGACCGGCGGGACACGCGATGTGAAATATTCGGACGCCCTATTATTCTTCCAACAATTAGATATGTATCAAAGCGCAGCTCGAAGCGGCGGCACGCAGGGCGCGAAGGACATGAAGTGGTGGGGGAAGGCAATGATGCAAAATCCGTTTTACCAAGCCGGTTTTGGACGAGGTTTTGCAACACAGGAGTATGATTGGATCCAGGCAACACGAAAACTCAGAACAGAACAGCTGACAACGGCACCAATGACACCGGAACAAACACGCAATTTCCATGAGGGCGGCGTGGTGACTGCGCAGCCAGGTGAAAATCCTATGGCGCTTAACCGTATATTGGCTGATAAAGAAACCGTCTTCCGTCCCGATCAATTGCAAATGCTTGCGCAAGTTGGTTTCGGTGGTGGTGGTGGAACACCCGCAATTAATATTGTTCTTGACTTAAACGGTGTTAAAAAACAAATTGCAGAAATCGGTTCAGAGAAAGTAAAACAATTGTTGGATCCAAGAGATGAATTGAGAGTTTCAATTCCGAGTATAGAATATTCATAAGAAGAAAGGAGAAAAGAATGACATTAAAATGGATGAAAAGTGTACAAGACTGGACAAATGACGTAAGAGATTTCACAGATCTAACAGGACGTAGATTTGCAGATCAAACTGACGCACTTAGAGATAAGGGTGGTCAATATATTAGTTTTATCCATATACCCACGGGCACTGAAGTTAGATGGAAAGCTTTTCTCACTCAATTTAATGACTCTTATCGTCCGCAATGGAAACCGAGTGCGGGCTATGGTCGCATGGACGACATTCAAACCTATACAGGAACCAAACGAACCATTCAAATTTCATTTGAGGTGCCGGCTGCTTCAGTTCGTGAAGCAAAAGAAAACTTACAAAATGTTTCTCTATTTGCTGATATGATGTATCCGGTCTTTGATGGTGAGGGTGGCGCTCAAACAATTAAGGCAGCACCTTTCATTAGAATGAAGTTTATGAATTGGTCACAAAATGCTGGAGGAGACGAAGGTTTATTGGGCACCTTAAGTGGCTTTAGCTTTGCTCCCAAATTAGATACAGGAGTTTTTCAAGAGGGCGTAAGCTTGTATCCGAAATCTTTTACTGTTGGTACATCGTTAACTGTTCTACACGAACAAGGTCTCGGGTGGACAAAAACACAAATAGATGGAGGTGGAACAAAAGCAACCATAAATCCAAAAGGCAAAACAACTTATTATAAAAAACAAAATAACGCTTTTGTTCCACAAAGTCCGAGCTTTCCTTATGGAGAAAAGGTGGCATCAAAAGTTACAAGCAAAGCTGCCGATAAACAACTGGAAGAAGAAGATATAAATAAGGAACTATTAAAAGCAAATCAAGGGAAGATTGTGGAGGAGCGCCAAAGGGCAATCAGGCTTGGTATTCACCGCGACCTTGATCTAGAGTAAGGATAATATAATGACTTCACGATATAACACAGTACAAATTGGCGTTAATGATTCTCCCAAGTATAAAAATTTGTTTGAGGAAAGAGGAGTAAAACGCATAGAACAATATTTTACTCATCAAATGACTCATTTAACAGCAAATCAAATTGCATCATTAAATGTTATTTCTCATGTTTGGACGACAGGAGACAGGTTCTATAAATTAGCCTCTACTTATTATGGAGATCCTCGAATGTGGTGGTTAATTGCTTGGTTCAATAGAACTCCCACCGAAGCAGATGTGGAGCTTGGATTTGTTATAAGTATTCCAACTCCTGTTGATAGAGTTATTTCAATGTTAGGATTATAAAATGTCATCTTTTGCTGAACAAGCCTTTTTATTTGAATTTATTGATAAATTTAAGAATGAGGTTTTTGATCCAGAAAAATCCAAAGAGTTTTCAAATGATCTTATGACCTTTAAACAATTCTCTCCTAAATCTTATGAATATATAATGAGAATTGATGGAGATCCTACTTCTTCTATTAATAAAATAATGTATAGTTCCATGAAGAACAGCCGAAGATTTGATGCGTTCTCGCCTCATCAATTATCTCTCTTAACTCCTAAAATTGTGATTTATAAGGTAAGAGTAGTTGAGGGAAAGGAAATTGCTGTTCCATTTCCGATTAATCAATCGACTACAGAAGAGAGTATTATACAAAGTATTGAAGGAAGAGGCACTGATGTAGCATTAAAATCAATTTCGTGGCATGACACAGGCACCGATCCAGCATATGCTGGTCTTACAATGGCTGGAACTATTTCTCTCACATTTCAAAGTTTTGAAAGTTTATTTATGGATCGTTCAGTGCCAGGTTCTGACGAACCTGTTAATTTTGGAAGAGATTTAACCACCAACGCACCTTCAAATGCAAATCGAGGCAAAGGCGGTTCAGCACGAATAGGGATTTTGGATGCCAACAAGCCTATCTTTGCTCCGTTTGAAACTAGATTGGTGGTGGGATGGTCTGCTCCAACTGATCCATCCAATATTTTTACACCAGGCGAACTTGAATCTATAGAAGAAGCACAATCAGTTTTAAACATTACAATTAACCGAGTTGATTTATCAATTGATGACGGCGGAAAAGTGGATGTTAATTGTCAATTTACCGGGCGATTAGAAACAGCGA